GCAGGGTCCACACTACTAAGTTCGGTTGTGACACCGCCGCCATTTCACCTAGGCGGGAGGGGAAGGGGTGGGGAGAAGAGCACGAGTGGGTCGTGCGGTCCGGCTGTGCGCTTACACATTCTCGAACGGTGCGAGATGGTAGTGCGGGGACGCGCCTTCTGCGCTACCGACTAAGGTGCCCATTCCATAGTCGATGGCGAGAAAGGTGTCAACAGCCTGGTTTGCGATGACGTCTCCGACTCGTGCGAATTCGATGTCGGTGTGGAGGTCGTGGATGTCGCCGTACGTGCACGTCTTGTTCGGGACGGGGGCCTGGCCGTCCTCGATCGTCAGAAGACAGACGCGAGTGTACCTGGCGTACGCTTCCTCATCGGGCACGGTCAGCGGGGTTGCTCGCGCGCTGCTTTTGTGCTCGAGGGACCGGCCGACCATCCGTTCGATGTCGCGCGCTTGCTGTCCCGTGGCCTGGCGGGTGCGTCGCTCGGCCATCTCGCGTCTGTTCGCCTCGCGCATACGCGTGATCATGCCGAAGTGTGTGTTCGGGTACACGCCAGTGATGAGCGAGCGCTGGTACAGAAGGGCGCGATCGGTGAGATCACCGCGTCCGGGGAGGTCGCCGATGCACTGGCCGGCCAGTCGCGTTAGCACACCAACGTTCTGCAGCGCTCGCCACCGCCCGTCGACGAGAACCGGGGAGTGCTTGAGGAACTGCAACCCGTGGAAGTCGACGACCTCCTCGAGCGTGATGATGTACCCGGCAGAGCGTGCCGCCAGCATGATGCCCTCGGGATCGTTGCGCCCACCCTGATGGATGGCGAGCCCGATGCCGAGGCTGGCGATGCCGTTGAGGAAAGTTGTGATGGTCGATCCCGAGGCGAGGAAGGCCCCGCCATCACTTGTCTTCAACTTGACGGCCTGCCGGTGCGACCGGTTTGCGATCACGACGATTGCTTTGAGCTGAGTGACGAGGTCCTCCATGTCGTCCTTCGCGTCGTCTGGGGTCGCAATCATGAGCGCTCGGAAGATGCCGGTCCACCGGTGGGAACTGTCGCAGCTCGTGATGTCGATGTTGTACCGCCGCGTGACGCCGGCGACGGTGAACGTCACCGCCGAGTCGTCCGAGTGGTACACGAAGTAAAACCCGGAACACGCATGGAAACGCTGGAACACGTCGTCGAGGACCTCTTGGGTTGGCGTCTTCACGAACTGATAGTCTCCCCCTTTCCAGAAGACGGTCGCTAACGCCAGACGATCCTTCAGCAACGCAGTCAGGCGGTACCCTGCGAGCGAAGCGTGCACCCCCAAGTTCCCGATGCCCCGCGCGAGTTTTCCGCCTGACTTGGCGGCTTCCGCGGGTTTCACGGCGTACGGGAAGCGGGCCCGCCCACGCGAGTCCTCGTCCATCCACTGTCGCGTCCAGATCTTCCCGTTGCCGTACAACTCGTCCGTCGCCGTGATTCGAGCGCGTCGCTTGGGGTGCGGATCTGCGTAGTGCGCGGCGTTTTCGTCCCGCGCCCCTGTGTACTCAAAGACTGCGGGTGCGAGCAGAGACGCGATGTACTCCCAAAAATCGCGGTGCCGCTCGACGAAGTCGGTTTGGTTGCGGGTGTACTCGGCCTCGAGCGCAGCGCAAGCGTTCTCTTTCTCGTCGTCGGTCGCATTTGGCATGCGGCCGACGATTAGCTTCGAGAAACGCGACGCCGTTAGTCGTCGCGTCGCCGCGCACAGATTGAGGTCGCAGTTGGCGTACGTCACGTGGTTGGACGCAAACGCGAGGTAGGACGTGCGGTACAATCGCTCGATGCTGCGCGTGTACGCCTCCGGTTGAAATGTGAGGAGCCCACGCACGAACGTGGCCCCTCCGCGCGCGCTCACGAGTCGAAAGCGTCGGTTGTTGACGAAGGGCGGGTAGGCCGTGGTTAACACGGTCCCGTGGCGACGAAAACCGACGCGACTTACGCCCCAGTAGGGAGCAGCGCGCGAAGAAAATCCGGAGTGGCGGACTGGGCTGGAACGGCTCGAGGGCGTCCGTTCCGGTACGACGGGGCGAACTTGTGGGCCACGCGCGCGCGAGGGGTTACCTCGCACTCCCGGTAGAAGGCGAGGTACTTCTCATTGATCGCGTAACACACACTGTTCTCCACGAGCTCCGCGTCCAACCCGAGAGTGTAATCAACCGGTTTTGTGACTGCGGACTTGAAGATACCGTGGAGGGCGGAGTTGAAGTCGTTCCCGCGCAGCGCTTGGGCCTGCCAACCAGGGGAGGCTTTGATGACTTCGACAAGTTTGGGCACAATCTCAACGTCACGTTGCGAGGTTAGGCCGTAAACGTTGGCGAGTACGTACTGCCTCCGCTCCAAAGCCGAGCTGTGCACGGGTACGCGCCAAGTCACTCCGAAGAGGCTCGCCTCGAGGTATGCGCGGTTGCGTGGGTTGTGCGTTGAACCTTGCGGCATGACGATGTCGTTGTTGCGCTGAAACACCATGGTCATCGAAGTCGTCGCATCACGCACCCATTCGACAAAAGAGGTATGTCTCTGCTCCGAGATCGGGGCGACGTACAACGCAACGGTTTTCGTTGGGAGCGCGCGGTTCGACTCCGCCTGATCCACGACCGCGGTGCTCCCCCGCGACGCGGGAGGTGCCGGGGTGGCGTTGGCCACGGGTTGTGCGGAGGTCTCCTCCCGCGGGAGGGTGGGCACTTGCCCTTCAACGATTGGCGCAATGATGGCTGTGGTCGGGGTCACCGCGGTGGCGGGCCGAGG